GCTGACCAATTGTCGGGAAGATACCCTGGGGATTGACAAGATTGATTCTATAGACAGGGACAGTGGCAACTCGGATTGTGCGATATCTAACTTGAGATGCTGCCTTAGGTGGCTCATCGAAAACGATCTGCCCGCCAACCACAGTGTATGCAGTTTGAGGAGATTGAATCACACCATTGAGGGTGATCATCAACTGATTATCATTAACGATTACCTGCTCGCCTTCCACTGTAATTGGGAATGCTTTTGCCACACCATCAAAGTCGCCAGAGATATCGTCGATCTTCTTGACAATAGATGTTAAAATTTCCTCAGAAGATGTCAGTCTTCTATTTCTAAACAAGACTTCAGTATTGTTGTAGTCCGTATAGACTGGCTCAGCGGCACCAAATGAGGTGATCTGGTTAACGTTGGAATATTCGTTGATATTGACTTGCTTAATAAACTCAGTGCCAACACGACGACCAGAAACGTCCTTACCACCAGTCAGCTGCAACTGACCAAACATCTTAAATCCAGCAGGGTGGTTGTTATCCAGCATCTGCTTCTTCCACTTGGTAATGGGAATTTCAGAGCTGATAACGTAGGAGAAGTTTTGATAGAAGAAGGAGTCTTGAATCTTCTGGATGATTTCTGACGGCTTACCCACATCATCGATGAATCGACCAGGAGTCTGAGTCAGGGAGTCGATATTCAGGACACCTTTTGCGATGCTCAGGTTGTCGATAATACCAGATGCCTTAGACACCTCACCAGTAACCTTTTCGCCAGCAACAAAGTTTCCTTGATAGTTGACAATCTTGAGAATCTTAGGACCAGACTGCCAACCCGTATTCGTAGAAACATAACCAGTTGCAGATGCCAACTCTGGGGAAGATCCTTGGTAGATCTTTTCACCAGACAGGAATCTGGAGGTTGCCACCACTGCTTCCGCTCTACCACCAAACACCTCAGTAAGAAGTGTTTGACGACCTTCGCCTTGGGTCAGGAAAGTGATAAAGTCACCAGCACCAGCGGATTCTGGGGTCAGTGCAAATCTCAGTTGATCAGAATCAAGACCATCAGCGATTGCATAGTAAATCTGACCCTCAACCAACTGAGTCAAACCAACGCTGCTCGGTTTGGGAAGGATGCCAACGGTGTTGCCAATGTCATCTGCACGCAACTGGACTTCTGCACCAGTTGTAATACCGTGGGGGAAGTTAAACTGCAGATAGTTGAGGTCCAGGTTAACGACGTAGTTAAACTCAGACTTCAGGGTGACAACAGGCTCGGATGAGTATCCAGCACCAGGATTCTTGATCTGAATCTCATTCAGACGGTTATTTTTAACAATAGCAACTGCTTCAGCACCTGTGCCACCGCCACCGCTAATAACAACGGCAGGAGGAGAGGTGTAACCACTACCAGGATCGGTAATCTTGATCTCTGTGAGAATAGAAGTATTGAAGAGTTGCAGGTTAACTGGGAAGGAGATTTCGGGACGGAGAGTGTAGTCGTGGGAATAACCGAAACCAAATTCATTATTCTTCAGTCTCTTGATCTTACCGATATTTTTACCAGTCAAGAAGACAGATGCACCACTACCTTCTTGAGGAATGACCACATTCAGTGCAGCACCAGATCCAGCGAGAGTGGGTCCGAGAATGCCAGGGATACCATCAACATCGATAGAAGCAGTGGTATATCCTTTACCAGGATCCGAAACGGACGTTGCCGAGATTGCACCAGATCCAGTTTCATCGTCAAGAGTGACTGTGATTGTTGCAAGACCACCTTCACCATCACCATTGATGGGCACTTGATAGTAAACGCCAGGCTGATATTCCGTGCCGCCATCAATGATTTCGATTCTTTCAATCTGACGGTATGAAGCAATGTCAGCAACCACAGGGAGTTTCTGATAGAATCCACCAGGAGACACAAGTTTGATTGTGTTGATGGGACCAATCGCCTTAACTGAGGTCGTGGAATAGTAGCTATATGGATTACCAAATTGATCGTCCTGAATCTCTGCCTGAGTTGTCTCTGGCTCGGTTTCCAGTGGGAATTTGAATTCTGTTTGACTGGTAACCTGCGAAATCTTAAATGTGCCATCAAAAGGTGTCTTGATGACATCAACGAAAGAGTTGGCACCAACAGGAGAGTTTACTCCAACTCTAGAAGGATCGAAGTAATAAGAAATGTTAGTAACGTTACCGATAGCGGAGAATTTCACATAAGGAGAGATCGAAACTCCTGCTACGCCAGGGGTGCCAACTCTAATGATGTTGTTGAAGGAGTATTCCAGTTTATACTGGTTGTCCTGTGCAAATGACAGATAATAACCAAAGTTAGACCCATCACTAACATCGAAAATATATTGGTGATTTCTGATAAACACCAGGGTTGGGTGCTTAGCATAGATTCTCACGTTGCCGATAGATCCATTACTGAATTGGGGCTCACCTGTTGCAGTCCCTCTAATCTTGAAGATAAACTCTCTAGACCCAAAGATTTCTTGGACAAAGAAAGATCCATTGAATTCATCAGCAGTGAATCCTTCTGTAAACAACACTTCATTCACAACATAGTTGTGAGGAGTGACAGAGGTTGCATAAATTAGATCGGTGAGAGCATTGTTAGTCCTCTTAATGTCCTTCTTAAGTGTGCAAGTCACTTCGACTTTTTTAACCGAAGGTAGACCACTAATAGTGAGGATTTTCTCCTTATCCAGACCCTGATCATCTACAGTGACATTTGCAGAGCTCAGAGCAATCACATCACCAGGAATATATGCAGAGGAGGGTTGAGTTTCAATGATCTTGACTTGATAGTTTGCTCCAGCATCAAATCCAAGGAATCTCGCATAGTCAGACAATGCAGACTCAGTGGAAACCCAAGTCCAGGTAACACCACCATCGCTAGCATCTCCAGAAAGATGCACTGGAGGAGTTGTGCCAGATGTGCCAGCAACTGAAGCCTGATAGATATTTCTCTTCCAGAAAACTTTATACCCAACAGGATATAGGACATGGGAATCCCATCTCTCCATATCTTGACCAAGATACTGAGGTCTAGGATATGGCTCTTCTTGGATATCGATAACAAACTCACCAGCAGTCCTAATAAACACCCAAGTGATAGATCCATCACTTGTAGCACCTGTGGTGTGTGTTGGTGGATTTACACCAGATGTGCCACCTGCTTGTGCCTCATAGATTTTCTGAGCATAATAAACTCTATCTCCAGTTGCATATGCAGTTGCAGTTTGCCAGAGGTTTTCATCTTCAATACCAACAAACTTACCAGAAAGAGTGTTGATATCTTGAGGGTTATCAGATTGGAAAAGATCAGTATCATTAAATGTGCCGAAGATCTTACCAACTCTATAGGTGTTACCTAGACCAGGATCATTGACAGTGCCCTCGGGGACATCAACAATGGTGCCATACGCTTGGACAACACCGCTGTCATTGACCTGTTGCAGGAGTGCTCCCTTGGTAAATTTGGCGTTTTGATTGAGTGTAAATTCGTAGATGTTATCAATCTTGCTGTAGTTTGCATCCTTGATATAGAATTTGGGAATCACATTAGGAGTGACAAACATCTTCTTGCCATTCTTAACGGGAATGGTGGAAGACTTGGACCCTAGGGTCTGCTTAGTATTTGTCCAGACATATGTCTGAATGGTTGTGTAGAGTGACGGTGCATCAGAGAAGTCGAGCAGTTGCAAACCACCAGCACCAAGATCCCACTGATCGATTGCAGGTTGTGATGTAACCGTAGTCCAAGTTGCAGCAGTAAACTCAGATATTGTTAGATTGGTGTGGTTTGTTGCTTCTGTCAGAGTATATGCATTTCTTACAGAGGCATGTGATCTGTCGATCTTAACAGCAACAATGTCGCTCTCAATAGAAGTTACAGTAAACTGAGTTGTTGGCAGGACAAAACTAGCGCCATCGGGAAATTCTGCCTTGCTAGAGATAACCACATCATCAATATTACCGATAAAGCACAGAGAAGAAGTTTGTGTAGCATCGCCACCGATACCAACGTCTCCCATGTTTACATCGATCAGAGACTGATATGTTAGCTGTGGGTTGCCATTTACAAATACAGTGAAGTCCCAAACGCCAACAGCAACGTTTTCCTTGACAAGTGCAATATGGACCCATGCATTAGATCCAAATGCAGTGTAGTTTGTAGTTGAGGTGGAAACAGAGACCTGAGCACCATTGATGCTCAACTCCATCTTGCCTTCATCAGCATCTCCATTGATTCCATTAACTCTCAGTTGAGCGCCAGAAGACCCATCGATTTCCAGGACATCAAAGAAAATAGGAGTTGTGTTTAGAGCAGCATACTGCCCTGTAGACATGTTAAACCAACCAGCAACCGTCCAGTTGAGGCTGCTGCTATCAATGCCTTCGTAGAATGCTCTGTTGGGAGCATCCAATTTCAGAGATCCAGTGCCAAATCTATAGATTGAAGTGTCAATGTCGGCATTCCCAGGAAGTGCAGTGCTGTATGTGCCAATATTTCTCTTAGTTGTATCGTAACCCTCATCATTCTCATCATCAAATCTGAAGACTGCAAATTGCTCTGGCACCAGTCTTTCGTTAATGACGATGATGTCACCAGAGTTGTCAACGACAGAAGTTTTGTTTCTAGATCCAATCTGATCAGTATTCTCAATTATCGATTGCTGTTGTAGGGTGCCATCAAATTTCAAGGAGTGGATGGTTGTTACCTTTCTATCTTCTGCATAGTCCAAAGCAGTTGTGATGACAATATTGCCAAACACATCAACATGCAACCCAGTGACATTGATTGACTGGAAGTCTCCCTGAGGAGTCATTGTTTTGATGAATTTCCAAGGAGAAGTTTCTTGGACCTGACTCAGAGTAAACTTACCAAACTGGATCTTCTCAAACTTACCAGAAGCATTGTTGTAGACATCCCAGATGATGAATACGTCACCATACTCATCAATATCAAACTTAGGATTCCTTACATATCCACCACCAATCGGAGGAATTTGTTTGACGTAATCCACTTCGATGTTTGCGCCATCGAAGAAGAATTCGCCATAGATTAGGTTATCTTCGTCGAAGTTGACACCAGTAAAGAAGAAGCGATCATTTGCGATCCACTTAATCTGTGTAATTGTCTCATCGCCACCAGGAGAGGCAATCTTACGCTTCTCTCTGATGTCTCCATCATTGTTGGATTGAATCACCCAAATATCATTTGGATCCAGTGCCTGAGTATCTGTGTGTCCAACCAAATAGATCGACTTGTTTTGATCTAGATAAATGTCTTGGACATAATCACGTCTCGTGGCACCAGAGATACCTGCAATGGATTTCTGCCACTGTAGAGTGCCTGTGGGGGCATTCTGAGCGTCTCTTTCGGAGATGTACTTACCAAACCACACATCTGGGTTATATGCTGTAGATACAGGATCATATGTTTGGCCTGCAACATAAATGGCATCGTTTTCTTCTGTGTCATCAACATACAGAGCAACGAATTCCATTCTCTTGGTGCCAGCGTTATTTGGCAGCAGAGTCCTAACCCAAAGGACATCACCGTTGGCATCAAACTTAGCAAGAATGCCAAGCATATCGTCATCGGCAGTCTCTTCGAGAGATCCACAAATGTAATACTCTCTTCTAGAGGTCATCAATGAGTCATGGATCTGCAGAGTGCCACCATCATTGATATACTCAGACAACCAATATCTCGTCTTAGTGAAAGATTGAGGATGACTTACGCGAATCTGAGGAGGATTGTTGATATCAAAACCGTTACCAGAGTTGATGATGTTAAAAGATCCAGCAACACCAGCAGAGTCAAGATTGATTTCAAATTCAGCGTCTTTACCAGTATCACTGATCAACTCATAGGTTGGGGGAATTACCTGGGTGTAACCAGTGCCTTCCTGATCAACTGTGACCGACTCAATGCCAGACACAACTTTAACTTTGAAAGTTTTGTTGGTGTTTGAGATGATTGGCTCGGAGTTGACAATGATTTCATCGCCAGCAATCAAGTCATGATTCTCGGATGTTGTAATGACACCATAAGGTCTGTCACCAATAATTTCTTTGGTGTATGAGGTGATTGCAACACCTTTAATCGAATCAATAATACCAGATGCACCGAAACCTCCAGTGCCAGTATTATCAAAGAAGATGGTATCATTAACCTGATAAGATTCACCAGGGTTTTCGATAACGAAACCATCAATCTGAGCAGTCTCGAATTGAGTAACTGTCTCAATGTCAATATCAACTTTAGATTGTGCGGAGACTTTCGGGAAGTAGTCATAAATCTGAAGAGTTGCCTCTTCTGTCATTTCTAGGACTTCCTGTTGCTCTAGAGCATCAATGATGCCATCCTCGTTACTATCTTGGGTTTCAAAGATGATAGGATATCCTTCAATCTCAGTAGTGAGCACATCCGACTCTTGGTTGGGTTGACGCTCAACGTCAATATCCACCTCAACGAAAGGCACACGATATCTAACAACATCCTTAGGAATATTTTCCTGGGTTGCACCCTGCCTCAAATTCCACTCATCGGGAAGGGAGTTGAATGCAGGTCCGAGGATGTATGGGAATTGTGGCACACCAGCATCCGAAGAATCAATAGTCACAAAGTATGCATAAGTGCCATCGGGATACTCTGGTGTCTTACAGAAACGACCGTTATACTGGTCAAGGTCACCAGACTGGAAGATATATTCATAGTCTGGCACAAAGGATCCTGCAGGATACTCTGCAAGCAGAGGACCATCAATACGCTGAGGACTTGGATTTGTCAATGCATCAAAAACAATCTCATCTTTCAGTGTGTATGATGTGCGAAGTCTTCTGATGCCACTATTTTGATCAGTGGGATCTGCATATCCATAAGGACCATAGATGGGGTTGCCGTCATATGCCCAACCAAGAATAGGAGAGTGATCGTAGTTGGTTTCTAATTCTTGGAATCTATTTGTTTCTTGATTTAGGAATACGTTGTCACCAACCACATAACGCAATTCTTTTGGATCTGACAGGTGAGCATATTCACCACCATATTGGTTGTTGAGACCAGTGAAGACATAACCTCTTGCATCGTCATACTTAGACTCTAATTCATATTCAAAGTTTTTATTCCAAGCAAACACATTTGCCTCAAAGGTGGCAAATTCACCAACCGCTTCGAGTCTTACTGTGGTATTACCCTGGGTATAATTGATACCTCTGTTGATAATTTCAATACCAATAACCTTACCAGCATCTTCACCAATGGTTGCAATAGATGCTTTTGCAATTGCACCAAAACCATCACCATTGATAATGACCCTGGGGGCAGTTGTGTAGCGTCTACCAGAGTTAATTGTGGCAATAGACACAATACGACCATTCAGGACGATTGGTTGTGCCAAAGCACCTTCACCCGAGGTTACAGTGACTTTGGGTAGGGATGTATAACCAGATCCAGGATTCAACAGAGTGACACTCTGAATTGGACCGCGAATATTTGCAATAGCAGTAGCACCAGTGCCACCACCACCAGTGATTGTGATACTTGGTTGTGAAGTAAATCCACTACCAGCAGATGCCACCAGGATTCTGGTGATTACTCCATTGGTAACCACAGCGGTGCCAGATGCACCTGTGCCACCGCCACCAACAATAGAAATCAGTGGCGAGGATGTGTAACCACTACCACCATTTGTGACTTCAAAGGATTCAACGCTACCGTTAACGGTAACAGATGCAGACGCGCCAGCTCCACCACCACCTTCAATCAAAACCACTGGAGGAGCACCAGCATCATAGTTTTGACCAGGATTCAAAACATTGATCCCTGTAAGAGGACCATAGAGAATCGCTTCGGCAGATTTATATGTCCAGATAGAGACACCATTAACCCATGCACCGATAGCACTATTCGGTTTGATCTGTTCTCTCTCCGAGACGGTATTTACCACTCTCGGAATTCTGATCATCTTTCTCTGATTACCAGGAATCAGAGCAGATCCAGTGAAGGGTCCAATCTTATAGTTTGGCAGACCAGATGCTGCCACATACACATAGTTATTATTGAAGAAACTATTCTGAATATTAGTAGTAAATTCAGTAACAACTTTGTTGATAGATTCTTCTGTAGACTTACCTCTGTTGAGGTCAACAGAAAGAAGGATATTACCAACGGGGACAATGGTGCTCGGGGTGTCAATTCTATACGAGAAAGTATAGTCATCAATACGAGAAGACACCAGGAATGTGCCGTTATAGATCACAGGGTTTGCACCGTAAATTGTAACGGTATCTTCAACCAACAAACCGTGTGGTTGCTCAGTTGTCACTGTAGCAATCTGCAGAAGACCGCCAGGTTCGATGTTGGCAACCTGAATCAGTTTCTTGACATTATAGAACCAAGATTACAGTCTTTGCTCACCAGGAGAATCGGATCCCAAGGCAGCAACGTTAAGTTTATCGCCAGGCAGGTAATAGGACCCAGTATCATCCAGAATTGTGCCTGCCGCTTCGGCAATACCAAGGACACGCATCTTGACCTGATTGGTCTGACCGAAGTTGGCATAGATGAAGATATTTGAGCTAATTTTGGACCCAGGATCCCAATCCTCTACAACACCATTCTTACTTCTGGTGCATTCGATGAATTGGTTAAGAGACTTCTCTTTATACTGAATCTCCTCATTTTCTTCAATGAAGAAGGTGCCGTTTCTCTCTGGCCATCCAATAGTCGAGTCAACGGTGATAATCTGATCAGTTGTAGTCAGGGGCTCGACAAGACGAGTGTTATATGGAATCTTAAACTCACCGACCAGAGTTTCCTCAGAAATTACCAATTCATAGATTTCATCATCGCCTTTGATGATGGAAATGGCGTTTTCCACAAGTGCCGAAGCATACTTAACGTCCTGGTCAACTTCATCGGCATATTGGACGATTTCGGCATCAATTAGGTCTCTGGGGTTACCAGACACCACTTGGGTCCTTAGAATGGTGTCTACGACCCATGTAGCTGCCGATGGAGAGATGATTTGATCCTTCGGATATGTAATTTCAACTTCTTCGCCAAAAAGAATCTTAAAGAGGAATTTGGCACCAAGAGCAGTGCCCTTAGCAAGATAGAAGTCTCTAATATTCTTGATGACTTCGGTTGGATTAACTTTAGTCGGATCAAGTTGAATTGTGGGCAGATATTGCTTTCTAAACTTCTCAAATAGTTGATAGATGAAAATGGCATCCAGATTTCTAACTACAGACCCAATTGGATGGTTAGAAATGCGGGTGTCAGATTCCTTTGCAAAGATTTGGTTACCATAACTGTCATATGCGACAGTAGAAGATACACCACGGACAACGCCGTTGAAAGAAGAGGGCACATAATCTCTACCAGACTCTTCGATTACAAAACCAGTGACTTCATCAAAACCGACATCGACAGATGCCTTAGCAGCACTAGGTTCGGCAATATAGATCTTTGGCGGGAATTGGGCAGAATATCCCGTGCCAAAGTTGGTGATGTTAATGTCAGTTATCTCACCGTTAAAAATAGTAGCAACAGCAGTGGCTCCACGACCACCGATAGGCTCGCCATAGGCATCCTTTCGATCATCGACAATATAGACTGAGGGAGCATCTTCATAACCCTTACCTCCAGTAAGAAGCTCAATATCGGTCACGGCACCAGAAGCAACCGTAACATCCAACACTTGAGCACCAATAGGATCAATAATACGGCATCTGGGGGGTGTTGTATATCCACGACCACGGTTAATGATGGTCACCGAAGCAAGACCACCATTAGAATCTAAAGAGCACTCTGCCTGGGCGTTAATACCACCATCAGGAGCAGGATCGATATAAACTGTAGGTGGATTGGAATATAGTCTGCCAGGATCAGTAACTTGAATGCTATCAACATTAAGACGACCCTCAGAGTCGATCGTGGCATCGCTGATCAGCGCCCCACCAGGATTCTGGAATGCAATAACTGGAATGAAGTCATATCCAGATCCAGAGTTGGTAATCTTGATGCTCGATACCTGACCAGTGGAATCGTCTATTGTGAGGGAGACCGATGCTTGTCTACCAAACTCATTATTTGGAGAAGTAACAACAGGAATAGGTGGGTTGTATGAACTATAACCCTGACCACCAGCAATCAGTGTGATATCTTTAATACCACCAACCAAACTGTGAGCACATGCATACTCACCAAGAGTATCTGTCTGAATTGTTACTCTAGGGGCAAAATCCAGTCTGTAACCAGATCCACCTTCTTTTACAAGAATATCACTCAGTTGTCCATTGGTGATATTACAAACAGCGGAAGCACCTGTACCAAAAGAAGCGGGCACAAACTCAACTGCTCTGACCTGCATGGTATCCGAAGATCCCAATGCATACTTCATCACAAGTGTGTCGTAATAAACGTTATATTGCTCAAACGGACGCTGCACAGTGCCCGTGCGGTTTACAATCAAACCTACGTCGGAAATGGGAGTGTATGGTTGACCATTAACTCTCAGAGGGTAATACTTAGACTGATCCCACTGAGACAAAGGAATATTGTCCATCGTGACAATAACCTTATCGGCAAAACCAACCAAATAGATGATGCTGGTGAAACCCTCGTCATCGCCACCAATCGGAGACCTAGGAGCGGTCTCAAAAATAATTTCAGTGCCATCGATGGAATAGTCTGTCCCAGGGACAAGAGTTTCACCATAAACGGACACAATGAGGTGATCTGCCGAAGAGGCAGATACGGGGGTGCCAAGATAGGTGAGAGGGAATCTCCTCCTAACACCATCAAATTGGAAATATGGATTTTCTAGGAATTGCTTCTTCTTATCGAATTCGTAGGGTGCAATACCAGGAGTCAGAATTGCATCAGGACCACGAGTTGTATTTTCGTAATATAAGATCTCATTATCGATCATCAGGGTGCCATTGGTCTCCTGATAACCGTTGATGTCCTCAACGACCACTTCTGTGTCGGACAACCCAACAGATTGCAGCACAGTTGTGCTACTTGTCAAAGAGTCTGACGTGTAGGTATCAACGTCCAACCAATGCAGCAAATCATTTAGGATGCTGTATGGTCTGCCAATTTTTTCCTGAGATTTATAATACTCTTGTAGGAAAGCGATAAGTTGTCTGTCTTCCGACTTGATAAAGTCAGGAAATTGCTGCTCTACCCTGTCGGAAACTCTTAGATTAGACATATTCTCAGAAGCACTCGTCTAACTCGGGATACTGGAAAGTATCGGTGGGATAATCAATGATATTTATTAGTGATGTGCCACCGCCAAAATTGAATCCATTGAAGTTATTTGGATCGAAAGATGGGATGGTAATATCGCTCACAGTGAAGTCAATTGGATTGACTTGTGGATTTAGAATGGTTGGATCTGTGCCAGGAGGCACGTTTAGGGATCCACCAGCAGGGTAAACCACAACTGGCACTCTTTGAGTGTCATCTGGAGTCAAAGCAATATTCAGAGGACCAACACAAACGATACCGTTTGTATAATCCACCGTGCCTACATTATTATTCAAAATTACTTCTTGCTCGTCTCTGACGGTGACAAGGATCATCCTTCCTCTGCCATCGTCACGCAAGTTAACTGGGACGAGTGTTTGTGTTTGCTCCAGGCTGCTAAATGCAGGTGTCTGGATAAGTCCAGTGGTTACACCTGCCGCTACGAGGTCTTCAGTGTATCCAGTGGCATAGAATGTGCCAGATTTCACAACCGAGAAGGAAGGTAAGCAACTTCCGCCATTTCCACCATCAGGTCCACCAGCGTAATCATCTGGGTTATAAAGAGCATTACCGAAGTCTAGGCACTGGTTAAATACTTGACCAAAATTGAAGTCGGTCAAGTTTTGACCCAGAGCAACTTGGGTTGTGTTGCCAGAGATGGACGGGTCGGAATTGTCGATCACAGCACCAAGTTTGGATGCCTCAATTCTTCCACCGTAACGGTTGGATGTGTTTTGGCTATTGTAGTTGTCAATATTCTTTAAGATCTTAGTTGCAAGATCATTTGAATTCAGATTCGTGTTATTGCCGTTGTAGTAAACATAGGTCTTAGGCAAGACGTAGAATACCTTCGGATCGATAACTTCAACACCAATGGAAGCAACGGCATATGCCTTGAGTTGATTCTTCAGCTTTGTTTTGGTTGTTTCATTAAGTGCAGATCCAGTTTGGGGTCTGACAGCAATATAGACCTTGCCGTAGATTGGTGGGTTTAGTCTTTCTCCACCATAAGCAACAACACTCTTCGCCTGGGGATAGAGTTGTCTTACAATATTTTCATAATCCAACTCTGTAACAGCTCTGTTTTGAGTTGTATACAGTCTGGGAGCATTGTATTTGATCGACAGGGGTGTTTCTCTAGGCGTGCCGTCCCCAGCAGTCCTGACCGTGATGGTTTCGATCTGGGAAGATGCAATGACTCTACCTTGAGAATCGGTTGCTGTGCCAATGAATGTAAAGTCTCTGGAACCGTTTGCTTCTTCGCCTGCGGTCCTCACATAGTCAATTTTTACAAATTCGCCGTCGATCAATCTACGACCCAACACGCCATCACCAAAGACAAGGCGATACCTAAGGTCATCTACCTCTTCTAGGAAGTAAATACGGGAGTTTGAGTCCAAAGCAACTGCGCTGGTTGCTCTATTGTAGATGTCGATCTCACTTGATTGAATGGAAGGAGAGACATAAACAATCATTCTCTCGGTGTCAACATCTTCACTAGGAATAACATAATTTTGTGTCTTTGTGTTATTGACTGTGAATGAGTATGTTAAGAGATTGCCTTGATAAACTGGAATGCACTTAAACGAAGCAATACCAGTCTGTTGATCAACAGAAGCAGTTTGTTGTGTGAGCAGGGTGAAAATATAGTTTTCGTTGACCGTTTCTGCAACGAAAGAATCGCCCTTTCTAATATTTACAAAGTCTGGAAAGGTCAGTCCATCGGATCCAATGTCTGTCTGGATATGGACAGTGACCTCTGCCATTGCGGCTTTGATGGACCGAGGTGTATAGTTAAGTTGCTTCGCAATTTTAACGATATTGTCTCTTACAGTAGCAGTCTCAAGGAATGCTTCATTCAAAGCCATGTTGGCATTGAATGCTGTATAGTAGGTATTATATGCTAGGATATCGAGCAGATATGAAGCAGCAGATCCCTCAAAATCGTAGTCGGTAAATTCACTACGAGTTCTTAGGTAGGATCTAATAGACTCTTTAATTTCAAAAAAGTCTAAAGACGTTACTTCTGAGGGAATCGCTGACATTAGGCTTTCTCCAGCACGAAATCTACTTCCTTAACAATTTGCTCTCCTATAATTGAGTATCTCACTGTGACCTCAATCTCATTTGTGTCATAACCATCTCGGACATCGACCCCCTTTACGGAGATTCTAGGTTCGAGTTTATTGAGCGTAGAGTAGATCTCGTCTTTGATCGCTTCCCCAGTAAAAACATCATATGGCTCAAAAAGAAGAGCAGTTACTCTAGACCCAACATTATTTTGAAACGGTCGCTCTCCAACTGCAGTTTTAACCAGATTCATTACAGATTGCTTGATAGCATTATCATTCTTAACTGCACCAAAATCACGACTATTGGGATTGGCGTTAAACGTCATGTTAAAATCCCGATAGCCGCGACTTATGTTTTTATCTGACTTAAACTTGTAGGGCATTAGTGCCAACGCTCAACGAAATCGTCAAACCCGTTTTTACCACCACACCATCTCGAATTACGATCACCAGGCGGATCGTTTGGGTGCTTACGCACTTTACCAAGGTATTTATCACTTCTGGGATCGGTGATTAAAACCATCCCTGACGAGATGAATTCCTTACCTTGATCTGGAATTGGGTGATTAGCCATCTGTCTCTCCATAAAGGGTCAACAGAACTTTTATAGTGGTTG